AGACCAACCTTGACCACAATCCCAATATGGCTTATTCGATCTACACCGTCATGCGGAAAGTCCATGAAACAAAGGTCGCCCAGCTTTGGCACTTCTTTCCAGCGACCTAGATCCTTCATTTTCTGTGCTCCGGCAGCTGTGCTGACCATGCTTGGGATTTTGATACCGGCCTCATTTGCACACCAGTTCACAAAACTTCCGCACCAAGGCAAACCGTCGGCCTTTGTAAATTTGCCGTATTTTGTAAGGTTTTCGCCCTTTTCTACTGTGCCAACTTCTGTCAGTGCAGCTTGAATAATGGCTGCCGCTGTGCCTTTAGGATATGACGTGTTCAGCATTTGCACATTCCCAGCGCTTTAATTCATTGAGTAATAATTCTTCATGACCACATTCAGGCATTGGCGCAATAAATGCGTCATCTACAGGATCGTATGTGTATCCAACGCCAGCATAATTAAACCTTATGCGAGAGTTGTAGCTAGTCCGCATGCAAATTTGTCCTCTAAATTCTGAGTACCAATCCTCAGGTGTTTTGCCCTCGATTAGTTCGGTTTCATCAATGCCAACAATAACTTCTGTGACAATGTTGTTTTCATCTAAAAATGCGTAATGTGCCATTATGCCCAACTCACATTCCCAGTGCCAGCCGTAATTGTTGTTGTTTTAAAACCACCTGCGCTTGTTGTTGATCCTGTTAATCCAGCGCCAATTGTTATTGTGCTTGTATCTGCATATTTCAATACAACGATACCAGAACTGCCGTTGCCGCCGTCTAGCCCAGTGCCGCTGCTTACTCCACCACCACCACCACCACCACCGCGATTTGCTGGACTTGCGTCTGAACCGTCTACTGTGTTACCACCTGCACCGCCACCGCCTGTTGCGCTGCCGCCTGTAGTTAAAGCACCACCACCGCCGCCAGAAGAATAAACTGTAGAAGTGCCGCTAAGTGATGAAGTGTAACCTGTACCGCCCGCGCCACCAATAAAAGTCGAACTACCAGACGCGTTTCCGCCGACTGTAGTACCACCACCGCCGCCGCCCGCGGATCCAGATTTACCGACTCCGCCGTTGTTGCCTTGTGAACCTGTACCGCCCGTCGAATCTGGAACTGCGGCTGAACCGCCGCCGCCTGAACCACCATTGCGACCATTAGAACTTACTGACTCACCTGCACCGCCGCCACCACCGGTTGCAGTCAATGTGCTAAATACTGAATTAGATCCGTCAGAACCCGGAATGCCAGCATTGCCAGCGCCTTTTGCACCACCAGCACCACAGGTAACTGTGACATTAGCTCCTATGTTAACTTTAAAATTAGCCGCAGTTAAATATCCGCCACCACCACCACCACCGCCCCAACGACTTCCACCGCCTGCCCCACCGGCAATAAGAAGATACTCAACAGATAATTGTGGCTTAATGCTGCTAGCAACTATTCCTAAAATTGGACTCATTAGCTCAAGTCACCAATAACTGTAAAAACATTGCTCGCGGTACAAATAATTGTGCATGCCGAATACCGCGCCCGAAGAATTGGTGCAGCTGCGGTTGCTCCGGTTGATGTAATTGTCACACCAGCACCGGCTACAAATGAAGTCAATCCAACGCCTATTGATTGGACATTGATTTGATTTCCGGCTGTAAATACTGACGGCGGAATCGTAACCGTTACAGCTGACGCGTTTGAAGTTGTTACCAGTTTCGCAACGTCAGAAGCCACCAGTGTGTAAGTAGTGCCGGTCTGTGCGTTAAATGACAAAGTTGTATCGTCTTGCTCAATCCACGCAAAATCCATATTTGTGTTTGAAGCCTTGGACAATACTTGGCCTGTTGTGCCGCCCAGTAAATCTTGCATTGACGTATCTACGCCCTGCCCAAAAACGTTAAAATCTGCTGGCAGATCTGTGACCAAGTCAGTCGAAGTCGGCATGACCCAGCCGAAGTAAGTTGTTGGATTAGCCATTATTTTCCTTTCATTTTATGACACAATTGTGGCATATTCCCATGTCAAGATTGGCGACACGCTCGCCCACGTTTCGGTTATTGGTACGTCATTCCAGCGCATAGCCTGCAATGAATATGCCAAAGGTGACATGAGCAAGGTTACTGATAGCTCGTTATAGCTGGCGCGGAATGTAAAGCCCTCGACGTAGCCTTGGAATGTACCGGCAGACATATTCAGCGGCAGATTATTTAAGGCTATTGGCTGACCCATAAAAACGTTAATTAGACTGTCACGATCGCCGTTGTCTAGCTCTGGATTCGTCAGGGCGTAGGTAATTTGGTCAAAATTAGCCTGAGGATAAGCTCTGAGCGCTAGATAAAAGGCGGCTTGAGATTCGGCGTCCGCCTGATGTTTTATTGTTGTGCTAATAATTTGTGCCAATTCTCCATAAAGGCCAATTGAAGTTTCATCTCTGTCGCTAACTTCGCTGGTGCTGCTGACGCCGTATTTTATGGTGACGTCATTGCGCACGTCGCCAGCTCTGGTTTTGATTGTTATGCCTCGACCTAGGGCGTGATTAGCTGTTAGATCCGTATAACCATTGGCTGCAAGGTAGGTTGTTCTATGCGTTGAATCCGCGTATGAAATTTGGCCTGCTGCGTTTTCGTAAATGTAGCCAAGGCCAGATGTTGCCAAAGCTGCGACAAGGTCATAAACAACGGTACGTGATGATGACCGCTGCGCCAGCTCATAATTGCCCGGCGTATCAATTTCGCCCAATCCTGTGTTTTCGGCATTTGCCCAAGTAGTAGTTGGATCGTAAGTAGCCCATGTCAAAGCTGCCGGTACTTGCTGCCATTGCGCAAATAGCACTTCACGCAGAATTGTCTCAATTTGGTCGCCTTCAAAATCCTGTGTCAATACGCCGTTTGTAAGAGCCTTTTGCAGCCTTGCCAAAGCGCCCAAGGCAGTAATTGTCACCTCTTGCGTGTAAGCCGTCGAGCCGACCTCTGAGACGCTTACAGCTATATCTACAATCGAACCGCCAAAGATAGGTTTATAGACGGCGGAAGTGTCCTGAACCTCAACGGATAAGGTGTCATTTATTTCGTAGTCAATTGCGGCTTGATTAAAGACAATGAGCGTGAGTGAGCAATATCCGGCTTGCGCCTGCTCATAGATGTTTGTACGCCCAGAAGTAATGTTTAGGTTGGCCAGCACTGAGTCTGTGACGTCAACGCCAGCTATTTTTACTCGCCAGACTGGCGACCACTGTGTCATGATCGAGCTAATGCAAAAGCGTTTGCCCCGCCTGTGCCTCTGTAGAATGAATCATTTAAAGTGTTGACAATTGTGCGCGCTGTGCCTTCTGCGTCAATTGCGCCATTGACTGTCAAGTTAATTCCAACCGGATTAAACGTGCCAGTTCTAGGCGTTACGTCATAACCGTTTGTAATACTTGACATAAATGCCGACCCACTTGAAGCACTAGCAGCACCTTTTGCAGCTGCCGCTATACCGCCACCGCCGCTTGATGTTGAACCTGATCCGCCAGATACGGTCGGAACTGAGACGGTTGGTACTTTTGCGGTTGATGTAACACTAGGAACTGATACCGTCGGAATGTTAATAGTTGGAGCTGTAATTTTTGAGACGTTGGGCAAAAATGGCACTGAATTGTAAAGGCCAATTAAAACGTTTATACCTTTAACAGCTCCATTGATGAGCGTGTTAAGGCCGCCTATGACTGCCCCGATTACGTTAATGACGCCGCCTGCAATTTCGCCAACGACTTTAAACGCACCGCCTAATACGTTGACAAGTACAGGCACAACGTATTTTTGAATAAAAGCAATAAACAGCGTGAATTCTTCTTTGTTGTCCTTAATTGCGTCTGTGATTGGCTTGAAGAAATCTGCAAATTTGCTCAAGGCTGGCACAACTTTGTTAACAATAAATTCAACTAGGCTTTGGATTATAGGTAGCAAGCGAGCGCCAATTGATTCTTTTGCTTCGTCAAATGTAACCTTAAGAATTTCAAGCCGTCCAGCAAATGTCTTAGAGTTTTCCGCAGCTGCTCCGCCAAAGAGATCTGAAAGTTTGCCTTGAACTTCTGTGAATGACATGGCCTTTAATTCGGCAGATGATAAGCCAATGCCTAATTTGCCAAGCGCAGCTGTGTTGCCGTCATAGGCTTTGCCTAGGCTGTTTGCAACGCTGTCAAGGCCTTTGCCTGTTGCTTGGCTAATATCTAAAGCAAGAGAGAGAAGATCCTGCGCCTTTGTAACGTCGCCGGTTGAAAGAGCAAGCCGCGAAAGAGCTGGGCGCAGCTTGTCATCTGCTACGCCTGTGGCCAATGATGTTTTAAGTATCTGTTTTTCAACAGCTGAAATCATGTCATTTGTTGCGCCGGTTGCATTCTTAAGAGATGTGGCAAGTCTTATCTGCGCGGCCTCGTCCTCAATTGCAGCTTTGACGCCGTCAACCGCGAGCTTTACAGCGTAAGCGCCAGCGGCAGCCGTAGCTGCTGCAAACGCTAAGCCAGCTTTCTTGCCAAATTCGCCAAGTTTGCTGCTCGATCCTTCTACGTCAGCGTTGGCGCTATTCAATGATTTTTTAAGTTGGTCAACGTCAGCAAGTATTGAGAGCTTAAGCGTTCTACTTTGTGCGACCATTTAGAATTCCTTTAGGATTTTG